CAACAAGAAGAAAAAAAAGATGAACAACCGCAAGGCGTAACAGCCGAACAGTTCAATCAACTTTTAACAACGGTTCAGGCGTTGGATAAAAAATTTAACGAATTAAGCCAAGAGCAAACCGAAGTGCCAAACGGCACACCAGTGGAAACTAAAACATTTAATGTGGCGGTGTAAACAATGAAATTAGAAACAGAAAAAGTATTTAAGCAGTTTTTACAAGATGTTGCAGGTTATTACGGCGCGGATGTAACGCGTTTAGAAAATGGTCAGTCTTTTGCGATTGAAACACCAAAAGAAATCCATTTATTAGGCAACATCCAAAAACAAGCCGACTTCTTGCAAAAAATTAACTACGTACAAGTAGATGATGCGAAAGGTCAATTAATCTTTGGCGCAACTGAGGGAATCATTACTGGTCGCAAAGAAGGTGCGCGTTATTATGGTGGCGTTGAGCCTTCTGGCTACGGTTATGAATGTGTTGAAACTGATTCAGGCGTATTAATTCCGTGGGCGCGTTTAGACCAATGGGGGAATCTTGCACCACAATTCGCGCAAATGTGGGCGGATTACGTGCAACGCCAAATCGCACTCGATGAAATCATGATTGGTTTCTATGGCGAAAGCGTGGGTAAAACCACCAATGACCCACAAGGCAAAGATGTAAACAAAGGTTGGATGCAGTTTGCCCGCGAAAACAAACCGTCACAGGTTTTAACCAAAGGCAAAACAGAAAACATCATCCGCATTTTTGGTGAAAATGCCGATTATAAAAATTTGGATGAATTAGCCTACGACTTAAAACAAGGCTTGCACGAACGTCATCGTGATGCGGGTGATTTGGTGTTCCTTGTGGGCGCAGATTTAGTGGCAAAAGAGGCAAGCGTTGTTTATCGCGGAAATAGCTTAATCGCTACCGAGAAAGCTGCACTCACCACTCACGATTTGATGAAAACCTTCGGCGGTATGCCAGCAATGATTGTACCGAATATGCCAGGTCGCGCAGCGATTGTGACAAGTTTGGATAACTTATCCATCTACACGCAAAAAGGTTCAATTCGCCGTAGTTTCCGCGAAGACCAAGAGGCGAAAGCGATCAAAGACAGCTATTACCGAAACGCAGCGTATGCTGTGGAAGATTTAGGCAAATTCGCTGCTATCGAATTCAAAAACGTGAAATTGGAAAACGAAGAGTAAAAGGTAGAACCCGAATGGGAATGCGAGATTTTCAACGCCAAATGCAGGCACTAGCAGACATTAATCAAGTATCAGATAGCAATACACAACAAAGTGCGGTTGCTACTCACGGTAATGATTATGCTGTGCTTGAAATCGCCTTACAAAATGATGTGAACGCAGTACGCGCATTTCCAACACGTGCCGAAAAATTAGATTACAAGCGCGACCGCTTTTTGCCGAAGTGGTTGCCCTTTGTGAATGAATATTTAGATAAAGGGGCAATTTATCAGAATGATTACTTGGTTTATTGCATTGTGTATTTGTTTGACATTGCTGATTTTGACCGAGCCTTGTCACTGGCTGAAAAAGCAATTGAGCAAAATCAATCTATGCCGCAAGGGTGGCAAACCACATTGCCAAACTTTGTCGCAGACCAAATTTACAACTGGACAGATAAAACCGCCGCAGCTGGTCAATCCGTGGAGCCATATTTTTCACAAACTTTTAAAAACGTGGCGACCCAGTGGAAGTTGCACGAAATTGTCACAGCGAAGTGGCTAAAATTAGCGGCGGCACTGCTTTTACGCAGTCCTCAAGGCAAAGTACAAGCCAGTGGTATTGATGATGCCGAAACCCTTGTACTGGCTATTCAGTTATGTAACCGCGCTTTCCAACTCAATCAGAAAGCGGGTGTAAAAAATATGATTGAGCGTTGTGTCATGCGTTTAAACGCGTTAGCAAAATCGGGCGATTACGACCCGAACAGTCTTCCCCAAGTGGCGGGTTTGAGTTTGGAAAAACAGCAAATTGATTTTGATCTTGTTATTGAAAAACTCACTGCCCGCCCACTCCAAAACAGCGAGGAAGGCAATGTTTAACGGCAGAACACAAGATTACGATGACACTACGATCACAAATAGCGGATTCTGGTGTGACATCACTATTGATGAATTTCAAAAACAACGGGCAATTCCATTACAGATCCCCGTTGAAATGGTGAAGGCGGCACTAATTGCTGCTATGCAAGGGATTAACATTGATTTAGCAGAAGTGGAAGAAAACTACCGCAAAAGCAAAATCAATTCTGTGCAAGAAATTTCAGCGCAACGTATTGACGGCGAAAATTACGCAGAAAGCCTTTACAAGAAGGCAGTATTCGCCAGAGCAAAAGCGGAGTTGTTACCAGAATTTAATACGCTTTCGGGGCGAGAAATTCACCAAAATCGCGAATATGTGGCCGAGCAAAAAAGCCTATTGGCAGAAGCAACCCACGCTATCCGCACATTGAAAGGTAAAAAGCGGGGATCGGTATGGCTGCTGTAAAAAAGATGTTGTATCAGCAATTAACAGATTTTTTGCTTACCAAGCTGCCGAAACGCTACCACGGGAATTTTTACAGCTGGATTGAAGAGGGCAAATTATTGAATGAAGGGCGACAAGTGACCGAAAACGGCATTGAAGTGTGCCACCTTTCCTATAACGGTGTATTTCACTTTGAGGCTTTGCCATTCAACGAAATTTCCCCCGCTTATCTAATGGCGCATATTCAAGTGTGGGTAAACGAAAATGACCCCATGCGCGATGTATTGGATGAAAATGAAATCCCATTTGATTTAGACATTATCGACGATAACACGGCAGATTTAATCTTTACCATTGCTTTCCGTGAGCCACTCACGGCAATAGAAGATAGCGAAGGAGAATTAAAAATTGATGGTGTGAATTACCGATTGGACAGCATCGAAATATTCACAGTAGAAGAAATTGACGTTGTCGTAAGGGTTGAACATGAACATCCGAATGGGGATTGATAAAGAAGACTTAAAAAAGTTTCTGAAAGATCTTGAAATCATCAGTTTACCCGATAAGAAAAAACGTGAAATTTTAATCCGCTCTTTGCAAATGATTAAACGCCAAGCAGTGAAAAGTGCGGCAAACCAACGTAACCCGATGGGCGAAAGTTGGAAGAAACGAAAAAACGGCACAGCAAAAATGCTACGCCGAATTGCAAAGTTAGCCAATAGTAAAGCAGAAAAAGCACAAGGTGCATTGTTTTATAAACAAAAACGAACAGGCGAAATTGCGCAAGAACACCAAGAAGGAATTCCGCACTTATTTAAAAAAACGGAATTTACTGGCAAAAATAAAGGTGGCATTGGGTCAGACCCTTGCACCTTGCGCCAAGCAAAGAAATTAAAAGATTTAGGTTATACCGTGGCAAACGGTAAAACAAAAAATGGCAAGGCGAAACGCCGCAAGCCGACATTAAGCGAAATCCGCAGCACCTTATCACGTGCGAAAGCCAGTTTGATTATTCGTAAACTGGAAGAAAAGAACGGTATGAATCCGAGTAGACATTTAACGCAATGGATAATTCCAACGGAAAAACGTCCATTCTTGGATACACGTGAAGAAGAAAACGCCAAGATTATTTTGGCGGAAATTCAAAAATATACTCAAAAACAACAATAAGAGGACAATAAAGAATGTTCCCATCTGTACAAATTAACGCCCTTAATCAGTTAAGTGGCGAAACCAAGGAAATTGAACGTCACGCATTATTTGTTGGCGTAGGTACCACTAATCAAGGAAAGTTATTGGCATTAACGCCCGATTCTGATTTTGACAAAGTATTTGGCGAAACCGATACCGACTTAAAAAAACAAGTGCGTGCGGCAATGCTTAATGCGGGGCAAAACTGGTTTGCGCATGTTTATATTGCACAAGAAGACGGCTATGACTTTGTCGAATGTGTGAAAAAAGCCAATCAAACCGCCTCTTTTGAATATTGTGTCAATACCAGATATTTAGGCGTAGATAAAGCAAGTATTGGCAAATTGCAAGAATGCTATGCAGAACTACTTGCTAAATTCGGTCGTCGTACTTTCTTTATCCAAGCTGTACAAGGTGTTAATCATGATCAATCTGACGGTGAAACATGGGATCAATATGTACAGAAACTTACCACTTTGCAACAAACCATTGTCGCCGACCACGTTTGCTTAGTGCCTTTACTATTTGGCAATGAGGCGGGCATATTGGCAGGGCGATTAGCAAATCGAGCCGTTACCGTGGCAGATAGCCCTGCACGGGTACAAACAGGCGCGTTAGTGAGCTTAGGCAGTGCCAATAAACCGTTGGATAAAGACGGTAACGAGCTTACCCTTGCGCACTTAAAATCCCTTGAAACAGCACGTTATTCTGTGCCTATGTGGTATCCCGACTATGACGGCTACTACTGGGCGGACGGTCGCACGTTAGATGTAGAAGGGGGCGATTATCAAGTGATTGAGAACGTGCGTGTAGTGGATAAAGTGGCGCGTAAAGTGCGTTTATTAGCGATTGCGAAGATTGCAGATCGTTCTTTTAACTCCACAACATCAAGTACGGAATATCACAAAAATTATTTCGCCAAACCGCTTCGTGATATGAGCAAATCCGCAACGATCAACGGCAAGGATTTTCCTGGCGAATGTATGCCGCCTAAAGATGATGCCATCACGATTGTGTGGCAAAGCAAAACCAAGGTGACAATTTACATCAAGGTTCGCCCTTACGATTGCCCGAAAGATATTACGGCAAATATTTTCTTAGATTTAGACAGCTTAGGAGAGTAAACAATGGAACGTATTAGTGGAATGAGTTTTGACTTCTATTTATTCGGGTTGCCTATTCACGCTGAATCCATCAGCTTATCTATTACTGATAATAGTGCCGTCGCACAAACACGTGGGATCCCTGACGGTTGGGTCAGCGGTGATGTGGCGGCAGAAGGCGAAATTGAATTAGATGCAAAAAATTTCTCAAAATTATCAGCTGCAGCCGCCGCAGCGGGAAGTTATCGCAGTTTACCTGAAACGGATTTTACTTTTGGCAATGCGGCTAATGCTTTTTGCAATTTTTCGCCTTTGCGTTTGACTTCATCTAAAAATGCATCATCAATTTTCGCAAGCACAGCATTCGCTCCTGCACAGCTTACAGGGTTTGCCCCGAAAGTAGAGCCGTGATCACTCTTGCCAAGTGTATCTTGCACTTTCTCGCCCAATACAAATGCCCCGATAGGTAAACCTCCGCCTAAGCCTTTGGCAAGCGTAATGATATCTGGTGTTAAACCAAATTGTTGGTAGGCAAACATTGTGCCCGTACGACCAATCCCCGTTTGCACTTCGTCAATGATCAACAACACATCATATTGATGACAGAGAGCTTGCACACCTTGTAAATATTCGTGATCTAATGAGCAAACTCCACCTTCACCTTGCACGACTTCCAAAATAATGGCACACACATCTTTTTGACCTAAACGAGTTTCAAGCACTCGTAGTTCATTGGCTGGCGTGTGATCGAAACCTTTGTTGAATGGGAAGACAAACAATCAGGTTTTTGTACTCTCAAGATTTAAGTAACTGTACAACAATAAGTCATGTCTCTACCAAATATGTCTAGTTTTTGTACTCTCAAGATTTAAGTAACTGTACAACGCATAGCGCAGTCAAAGAGTCAGATAGACAGTTTTTGTACTCTCAAGATTTAAGTAACTGTACAACTCACTTCCTTTGGTGTCTCGTTTTTTACCGGTTTTTTTACTCTCAAGATTT